ATGCAGATGCAGCCCAGCGCATTGCAAGACATCAACAGGAAATGGCAATCGAAAAGCGTGCAGTTGGAACATCCAACTTTGCAGGCTTGGTAGTGCCACAGTACCTAGTTGATTTGTATGCACCATTGGCACGTGCCGGCCGCCCTTTTGCGGATGCCGCACGCAAGCATCAATTACCAACTCAGGGTATGTCTGTTGTTATCTCTAAGATCAACACCGGAACAATCACTGCATATCAAACATCACAAAACACTGCCGCAGTATCTCAGGATATTGCAGACACAACACTGACAGTAAATGTAAACACAATTGCCGGTCAGCAATCAGTATCCAAGCAAGCACTACTACGCGGATACAATATTGAAAATATTGTGTTAGGTGATTTGATCCGTGATTACCACACCAAGTTGGATAATTCACTTCTAAATGGATCAGGTTCAAGTGGTCAACCATTAGGACTTGTCAATATGACCACCGGAATCCTTGTAACTTATACAGCTACAACTGGAACTGTTGCAGGTCTATATCCAAAGATTGCAGATGCAATTCAACAGATTCAATCAACTGTTTTTGCTAATCCAAATGCAGTAATTATGCACCCACGCCGTCTAGGATTCCTATTGGCTGGTGTTGATTCATCTAATCGTCCATTAGTTGTACCACAAGCCAACAACCCACAAAATGCAATTGGCGTTGGAAATGGCACACCTTCTTATGGCAATTCAGGCTATTCAATTCTTGGACTTCCAATTATTACTGATGCCAACATTGCAACTAATAAGGGTGCAGGTACAAACCAAGACACAATTTTTGTCGTGGATCTAAATGAATGTCATCTATGGGAAGAGGCCGCAGCCCCAACCTATGTAACATTTGAAGAGCCAAACGGCAAGGTTGCGTTAAACATTGTTCTATTTGGAATGTCAGCCTTTACAGGTGAGCGTTATCCAGGTGCTATTGCACAAATTAACGGAACAGGTTTGGCTACACCAAGCTTCTGATGTGCGAATATGTCTAGGCGGCTACCCTTCCGCCGCCTAGATACAAACTATGATTGGTATTCAAAGAATGGAGTTTTGTAATGTTTACAGATAATTCAGGATTTGGATACCAGTCATGGCTATAACAAACGGATATGCAACACTTACACAAATTAAAAACTATATGTCTATATCAGATAATACTGATAATGACCTATTAGAAGATTTAATTGAATCAGCTTCAAGATCGATAGACCGTATTGCTAATAGAAGATTTTATTTAGATGCCACGGCATCCGCACGCCTTTACCGTGCGTACTCAGATATTTTTGTTTATGTAGATGATATTGGCACTACATCAAGCCTAGTAGTGGCAGTAGATGAAAATGGCAATGGTACTTATAGTAAAACTTTAACTTTAAATACAGATTATATTTTAGACCCATTAACTGCATCATCATTGGGTAGGCCTTTTACACAATTGACAATGGTGTCTAATACTGAAATGTGGCCAATATTCCCAGGACTTACACAAAATGGATTGCGCCCAGGTGTACAGGTAACTGCAAGATGGGGTTGGCCGTCAGTGCCAGATGATATAAATACAGCTTGTTTAATACTTACGGCTGATCTTTATAAACGCAAAGATGCGCCGGGTGGAATATTAGGTTTAGGTGATTTAGGCGTTGTTAGAATGTCGCCTATTGGCAGAGATGTAACCGCAATGGTTAGAGCTTACAAAAAAGAAGTTATTGCATGACACCCAGCACAGTCCGGGATAGATTAAAAACAGCCTTACAGACTATAACCGGCTTACGTGTTTTTGATTATGTGCCTGATTCTACAAACATACCAACCAACAATGCCTTTGCAATAGTTGGTCAATTAACAATGAATTATGATTACACGCTAAACAGGGGATTTGATTCTGCTACCTGTCAATTGATTGTTGTAGTGGGTAGGATGAGTGAACGTAACGGACAAGAAAGATTGGATGGGCTTTTAGCATCATCCGGTTCAACTTCAATAAAAACCGCCGTTGAAGCTGATAAGACATTAGGCGGTGCTGTACAAACTCTAAGAGTTGTGTCTGCATCACCGGGGACAATAACTTCCGCTAATATTGATTACCTAAGTTATCAATATTCAGTAGAGTTGATAGGTTAGTACGAAAGGAAAAATATGGCCATATTTATGGGTAACAAAGTTGCCGTGATTGTAGGTACAACTACCATTACCGATCACGTCAGCACTGTCAGCCTAGCACGCGAAATTGACCAGGTTGAAATAACAGCTATGAATGACACCGTTCAGAATATGATCGGTGGAATTGAACGTCCAACGCTGAATTTGGAACTGTACAACGATTTTGCTTCAGCATCCGTCAACTCACTGTTTGAAGATGCGCTAGGTACAAAACTTAACATCAAGTTGATACCAGTGTCAGGAACTGTAACATCTACAAATCCTAGCTACACAATGTCTTGCTTGATTTCATCCTGGATGCCAGTAAATGGTGCTATCGATAGCGTAGCTAGCGTAACCGTTTCGCTTCCAGTAACAGCTTTAACAAAATCAACCAGCGCGTAAAAACGAAAGGAAGGGAAAATGCACAAAATTGAAATTGTTAAAAAGGATGGCAAAAAAGTAACTTATGATCTTACGCCATCCGCAAAAGTGGCTTTTGAATCCGAATTCAAAACCGGTTGGCGTAAGAGATTAAGCGATCTACAAATGGAATCGGATTTGTGGTGGTTTGCCTGGCGTTTAGAAAAAGATGCCGGGAAAACTGAATTAGCCTTTGGTGATGATTATATTAATCAATATTCAGATGTTGATTTGGTTTATGATCCAAAAAATGGATAGACCGACACGGATCAATTTATGAGATCGCTACCGTGTCGGTGGCAACAGGCATTAGCCCTAAAGATTTATTAGAGGTTGATCCGGCGATTTATTCAGCGATTAAAGCTATCTTGCAAGAAAAGTATTACAACAACAAGAAGGCAACAGTTAGGCGTAAATAATGTTAGACGTGGGTTTTGGAAGGACAAGATCTAAGCGTTCACTGAAAGCTGTATATGTTGAAAATCTTGATGTTGTAATGGAAAAAATGAAAAAAACAGACCCTGATTTACAAAAAGAATTTAAACGTGCTTTAGTCAAAGAAGTAAAACCTGTAGCAAAATTAGCCCAAAGTTTTGTGCCACACAAACCATTCCCCGGCTGGCGTGATGTTAACCCTACATATCCACCCGCTTGGGGCTGGGCAAACGATACGCAACATAGGGGTAGATCTTTTGAAGGATCAAGCCGTTGGCGTTGGTCGCAATCTGAAGTTATAAAAGGCATTAGAGTAAGTCAGGCCAAAGTCAAAGTACAAAGACAAAGATTAGCGACATTCTCAGTAACAGCTATTGCTGTTGTTAATAAATCCGTGCCAGGTATAATTTATGAATTGGCTGGTTTTGGAACTTCAAAATCAAAGGGTAGGACTAGGCGGGTAAGTCGAAATCCTAATGCTAGTGAATCATTTATTGATAAGTTGCAATCAACAACTGCATCAGCGGCTTATAGAGAAAAAAGATTGATTTACAGAGCAGGTTATCAAATGGCAGATCAAGTAAATGATAACCTTTACACAGTTTTAAAAAAGTATCTAGGCAAAGAATTTAGAGGTTGATTATGGCTTTAAGTCAGTATGTAGCTATAAATTTTTTGACCAAATTTGACAAAAAGGGACTAGATAGAGCCACTAAAGAGTTAAAAGGTTTTGACAAGGTTGTTGCAACCGGCGCATTCAGATTAAAATCTTTTGCCAAAGCTGGCGCAATTGCGGCCGCGGCTGGCATGGCGATTTTTGCAAAAAATTCTATACAAGCGGCTTTAGCGCAAGAAAAATTGGATAAACAATTACAACTTACATTAAAAAGTATTGGTAAAGAAAATTTATTACCTGATTTAAAAATATTTATAAACGATTTACAGCGGGCTACTAATGTCACGGAAGATAGGCTAGTGCCGGCCTTGCGACAACTTGTAGCACAAACTGGAGATTTAGATTCAGCACAACTTTTATTAAGCAAAGCATTAGATATATCAGCCGGAACGGGGTCAGATTTAGATAGTGTTTTAAATGCCATTAATAAGGCTGCTATAGGAAACTATGCCGCTATTGGGAAACTAGGCGTTGGCTTTACTGCCGCCGAAGCTAAAGCTATGGGCTTTGTTGAGTTAATACAAAGATTAGATAAATATGCAGGCGCAGCTGAAGCACAAACTGAAACCTTTGAAGGTCAATTAAAGTCATTTAAAATTAGTGCGGGTGAAGCTACTGAAACATTGGGTAACGGCTTTTTAATTGCATCTTCTTACATAGTTGCGGGTACAGATAATTTAAAATCATTTGGTTTAGTTTTAGAAAGTGTTGCCGGTGGTTTGGGTGACGTTCTTATCGGCTTTGGTAAAACCGTAAGCGAAAAAGGATTTTTAGCTGCTTTAAATACTACATTTGAAGATTTAGGTAAAGAAGGTTTCAAGGTGCGCCAAAAGCAATATTTGGCGGCTAAGGGCTACTTAGGTTTGTCTCAACAAACAATTGATGCTTTAGAGTTGCAAGCAAAATATGGTAAAAAAGCATTAACAACCGATCAACAATTAGCAAAAATTCAGGCAGATATTTTGGCTAGACAAAAAGCTGTAACTAAAGAAAAACAATTACAGGAATTGCTTGATGATAAAAAACGCAAATTAACGGCTATGTTTGATCTAGAACAAATCAATTTACAGGCTGCCTTGACAAGAAAATTATCTGCCGAAGATCAAACCCGCGTAATGATATTGCAAAAATTGGCAGATGGAACAGCTGCCGCAGTAAATGAAGCTTTGCGTTATGCAGATGTTTTAAAGGTTATAGAGGATGGTCAAATCACTACTGGTGAAGTTGAAATGCTGGCCAAAAAATGGGGTATTACAACTACTGAAGTTTTGATTTATTTAAGAACATTGTTTGCAAGCAATGATGAATTGCGTAAGATGTTGGCATTGTTAGATGAAGTTAATAAAAAGAAAAAGATAGAAGAATCTAAGCCAACAACACCAATTGGGCTAACCCGGGAATATCAATTAGAGCAGTTTGCTACTAATACTGATCCAAGAGTTCAATTAGCGGTATTGTCAGGACAAGCCCCTAGCGCATTTGGTCAAGAAGTAGTTGACAGGTTAAGGCAACAGGGTGCAACCCCGGCAATGGCAGCTATGAGTGGTAGATATTCAGCCCAGGCAATTGCCTATTATCAGGGCTTGTTAGATATACCAAGAATGGCAGAAGGTGGAATTGTAAATTCACCTACGCTGGCAATGATAGGTGAAGCTGGAACAGAAGCTGTTATTCCGTTAGATAAAATGGGTGGATTTGGTACAACTGTCAATGTCAATGTTGCCGGATCGGTCATATCTGAAGGTCAATTACAAACGGTAATTCAAAACGCTTTATATAACTTAAACCGATCAGGTTCAGTAACTCAATTAAGCAATTTGGGTAGATAATGCCGGCCGCAGTATTTAGCGCAGAGATTGATTTCAGTAACGGTGCTTCCTTTGATCCCGCTTTAGTCTTGGATGATCCTGCAACGCCATTAGATGTAGCAGTGCTTGGTACAGTAGCGGCAGATATTGTTGACATAACACCCTTTGTAACTCAATGTTATATAAGCCGTGCGTTCAATAGATCTTCAGATTCATTTACAGGTGGCACAGCCCGGGTTACCTTTGTTGATGAATCAGGTCAATTCAATCCTGCTAATACCGGATCTAGTTTATACGGCAAAATAAAACCAATGCGTAAAATTCGCTTTACAGCTGAGTATCTAGGCGTTACATATAACCTGGGATCTTTTTATGTGCAAGAATGGAATTATCAAAGCCCAACCGGTTTTGATCCCGCTTATGTAACTTTGTCTTGCGTTGATGGATTTCAATTATTAAATTTAACAACCATAACAACTGTCACAGGTGGCACAGCTGGCCAAACAACCGCACAAAGAATTACAAGTTTGTTGGATGCTGGAGAATGGCCAGGCGGTATGAGAGATATTTCAACAACCGCATCTACTACGGTGCAGGCAGATGATGGGTCTTCAAGATCACTTTTGCAAGCCTGTCAGGTTGTCGAAGCTACTGACCTGGGCGCATTCTATATGGATGAACGCGGATACGCTAAGTTTTTATCAAGGAATGACATCATAACCGCATCAGGTGGAACTTTAACTCAATTTAGTGATGTAGTTGGATCAGGCGATATTACTTATCAAGCGGTTGCATTTGATATTTCCGATTATCAAATGATTAATAAAGTGACCATTACAAGAACCGGCGGTTCGCCACAGACTGCTAGCGATACAGCAAGTATAGATGATTATTTCCAACATAGCCGTGTGCGTGGTGGAATTATGCAAACCGATACAGATGCTTTAGATCAAGCTTTGATGATTATTGCATCCAGAAAAGAACAAGGTGTGGACATACAGTTAAATTCTTTAACCGTTGATGCCTATGGTGAAAATGACCCAAATCGCGTTATAGCAGCTTTGAATTTAGATATTTTTGACCCAATAGAAGTCACCCAAACCCTACCGGCTGGGAATGTAGTGACAGATTCCGTTATTGCCGGCTTGACCTATGAAATAACACCAAAATCTTTTTTGGTAACATTTACTTGTGCCCAACCCTTTGCATCAGGTATTTTGCTAGACTCATTGGTTGATGGCATACTTGATGAAGATTCTTTGGCCTATTAGGAGTTGATGAATGGCAAAACAAACGTTTAGCGTAGGGCAGGTTTTAACAGCTGCTCAAATGACATCCTTGCAACAAACAGCTATGGGTGGTGGTGCGGCATCCGCTAAGACCGCTTCATATACTTTAGTTGCCGCTGATGCCGGTACAACTATTTCAATGACATCAACTAGCGCAACAACCATTACGGTCAATACCGGATTGTTTGCAGCTGGCGATACAGTATTTATTCAAAATTTAGGTTCAGGAACTTGCACTATTACAGCCGGCACTGCAACAGTAAATACAGCCGGTAGTTTAATTTTGCCACAATATGATGCGGGTATTTTATACTTTGTTAGCGCATCATCAGCTATTTTTTATGACTACATACAGGTAGGCGCAACATCCCCATTAACTACTAAGGGTGATATTTACGTCTATGGAACAAGTGATACCCGGCTTCCAGTAGGCACAAACGGGCACACACTCGTAGCGAATAGTGCTACTGCAACAGGTTTGGAATGGCAGGCACCTGCTGGTGGTGGCGGAATGACCTCTCTTGCCTCTGGAACATTAGCGGCTGCTGCTACTGGTGTAGATTTACAAACTATTAGTCAAGGTTATATCCATCTACAATTAGTGATTTCCGATTATACTTTTGCAAGTGATAGTTATTTAGGCTTTCGTTTTAATGGCAATTCAGGAAGCGTATATCAGACCGCTACTTGGGATTTTAACAATTCTAATGTTTCCGACATTTATAACCTTGATACTCAAACTCGGGCTTATGCAAATGCAAATAACCCAACAGATGCCACAGGAACAGGTTATGTAACTATTTTAGATATTTATAATTACGCTTCAACCGCTATGCACAAGCAATATAGCGTAAAATGTACAGATAAATCTGCAAACGGAACTTATAATCAAAGCAGATGGAGTGTTGGTAGATTTTTAGACAACAATAATATAGACGATATTCAAGTCTTGGCTTGGGGCGGTGGCAATTTTGCTGGCGGAAACTATGTTCTATATGGAGTAAAATAATGAGCGATATCAAATTAATACACAATGTAACAACAGGTGAAATTAAAACTGTTGAATTGACACAGGCTGAAAAAGAACAAATTATTAAAGATGCTCAAGAATTTGTTGCTAGACAATCAGCCATTGAAACCGAAGCCCAAGCAAAGGCCACCCAAAAGGCAGCCCTGCTAGAACGGCTTGGAATCAGTGAGGATGAGGCAAGGCTACTTCTAGCCTAGGCACAATCCCTCAAAATTGTGCCAGCCTAAAAGGATTTGAAGGTCAAATCATTAAACTTTGGGTATGGCAGTGATAAGAGAATTGACTAGCCCTAACGGTTGGCCAGCTAGTGAAGATCGCAAGGCTTTAGGCATTGAATCTTTTACTGTACCTGGCACAAAGATAAAGTTTGCTTGTGCCAAAGCTGTTGCCCCATTACTTGTCAACTTTGCTAAAGAATTTCACGAACTTGTAGAACCTATAGATGAAGGCCAATTAGATGATTGGGGCTATGCCTTCCGTATGACCCGGGGATCTGATCGGGTTTTAAGTAATCATTCATCTGGTACAGCTATAGATTTAAATGCAATTAAACATCCTTTAGGCAAGTCAAATACATTCAATCGCGATCAATCTAATACAATTAAGCTACTGATAACTAAATATGGTTTGTTTTGGGGCGGCAATTACAAAAAGCGCAAAGATGAAATGCATTTTGAAATAGCATTAACACCCAATCAAGTCAAACAAAAAATAAAAGAGTTAGGATTGAAATGAAATTAGATAAAAAGAAAAAAGAAATTGTTAAGTCATATTTAAGAAGCGTTGCAGTCGCAACCGTTACAACAGCATTGGCCTTAGTTGCAGATGTACGCCCAGAACTAGCAATCCTAGCCGGCGCAGTAGTAGCCCCTTTGATCCGCTATCTTGATCCAAAAAATGATCAATTTGGCGTTAATAGTAAATGACTATGAATGATTGGGCGGCGTTAGCAGTATCTACCGTCACAATTTTGGGTGCATTAGTAGCTACCGTAAGATGGCTAGTAAAGCATTATTTAAGCGAACTTAAACCGGACAATAATGGCCGTCATAATCTTGAAGGCAGGGTTGCCCGCATAGAAGAAAAATTAGACACGCTTTACCAAATACTTATATCCAGGAATTAAGTCGGCTTTTACCCCTACCCTATGGCCATGAAGATGTGTGTGGTTGTACCAAGTAGGGGTAGGCCTGAGAATGCAGATCGACTGGCCAAAGCTTTTATTGATACAAATGCAGAAGCTGATTTATATATTGTTATAGATAATGATGACCCAAAATGGAATGAGTACGCAAAAAATGAATCTCTTACAGTATTGCCGGCAGATAATAAAACAGGTGGTTGTGCCGCTTCTCTTAATACCGGTGCAGTTCTTCTTTTGGATGTTACTAAGTTTCCTTTATATGACTATTTTGTTTTCATGGGTGATGATCATTTACCTAGAACCAAAAACTGGGATAAAGCCCTTATTCAAACGTTAGGCCTACAAACCGGCATTGCCTATGGTGATGATTTGTTACAGGGCGAAAATCTACCTACCGCCTTTGCAATGACCAGAGATTTAGTAAATGAACTACGCGGTATGACATTCCCGGGATGCATCCACCTTTATTTTGACAATTTTGTAAAACAACTAGGAATTGATTTAAAGTGTTTAAGATATTTACCTGATGTTATTATTGAACACTTACATCCAGTAGCTGGTAAAGCTCAAATGGATGAAGGCTATACCAGGGTTAATCAACCTAAATGGTATGAAGAAGATTTATTGACATTACAAAAGTACATTAGATCACAAGAGTATGCAGATTTGGTAAATAAATTCAAATGAACATTCTTATTACTGGTTCACACGGTTTTGTTGGTAGAGCCTTTAGGCGGGCTTTGCCAAATGTAAATTTAACTTTAGTAGATCTCAAACAGGGCGTTGATTGCCGTAAGTTTTTTGCATTAGAAAAAAAACAATATGATCTTGTAATTCATTTAGCCGCAGTAGTGGGTGGCCGAATGCTTATAGAAAATTACCCATTAGCCTTAGCTGTTGATCTAGCCATTGATGCTGAGTTTGCATCCTGGGCATTAAGAACAAAACAACCTTATATTGTTTATTTTTCATCATCAGCTGCCTATCCAATTGAATTGCAGACTTTGACAAAAAAACGTAAGTTAAAAGAAAAAGATATTAATTTTAATAAAATAGGCAAACCAGATATGACTTATGGTTGGTCAAAGCTTACTGGCGAAATGTTAATGAACTACCTACGCGAAGAAGGCACAAAGGTATTGACACTCAGACCTTTTAGTGGCTATGGAACAGATCAAGATTTAGATTATCCATTTCCATCAATTATTGAACGTGCCATTATGAATGCGAATCCTTTTAACATTTGGGGCAAGGCAACAACAACAAGAGATTTTATACATATTGATGACATAGTTGATGCGGTAATCACTATGGTCAGGAATGACTGCAATCAAACCGTAAATTTATGCACAGGTAGAGCTACTACTTTTATCGAATTAGCCAAAATTGCTTTGAAGATTTTAGGTCACGAAAAACCTAGCGCAACTAAATTCAAGGTTTTAACCGATAAACCGGCCGGGGTGGCCTACAGGGTGGGTGACCCAACTATGATGAGCGATTACTACACGCCAAAAATAAGCCTAGAAGAAGGCGTTGAACGTGCAATTCGCGGATTAGTCTGATCTAAAATAAACCTACTATGACCCCTAAAAATCCCCGCAAAGTCACTAAACGTAAAAGACGTACACCACGCAAAGCTGATGCGTTAAATAAGCTAGAAAATCACTACATAACGCTGAATGAAATGTACCGCGCCGCAAAGGCGGCTGGGTTCAGTAGTGATGTCGCATTTTGGTTAATTACAGAACCAGGATCTTCATTGCCTGATTGGGTCAACCCAAGTGGTAAACCTAGTGAGATCATTCCCCGCATTGATCCTACAGATGATGAGGATGACGATTAAGCGCGATAAGAGTTTTAACGCTAAATACCTTGTTGTGAGTGACTTGCAAGTCCCTTTTCAATTTAATGAAGCTATCACTAATTTAAAGAAGCTAGTCAATGCCTTCAAATTTGACTTAGTTTTAAATGTCGGTGATGAAATGGACTTTAATACTATTTCAAGATTTAGTGAAGGTAGGTCTGAATCATTTTTACAAACATTGGATGAAGATAGAAAAACCTGCCAAAACATTTTGTATGATTTAAAAACTGATGTGGTGTCAAGATCTAACCATTCCGATAGGTTGTATAAATCCCTGCAGCGCATTCCGGGTCTTATGGGACTGCCTGAGCTGCAATACCCAAAATTTATGGCCTTTGATGATTTAGGTATTTACTATGCAAAACAGCCCTATGCCATCCCTGGCACTAATTTTGTGCTTTGTCATGGGGATGAAGGTGTTATTTCAAAGATCGCTGGCCAAACCGCTTTAAACCTTAGCCGTAGGTGGGGGCGGTCAGTTATTTCCGGGCATACCCATAGGCTAGGCTATACATGCCATTCAGAAGCCTTTAATGGCCGATTAGAGCGTGTTTTAGTAGGGGTAGAGTGTGGTCATACCAGTGACCTAAAAAAGATGGCTTATACGAAAGGCTACGCCCAATGGCAGGCAGGTGCAGTTATTGTCCACGTCAAGCGTGGCAATGTGAGCGTAGAGATGATTCCATTCAATGCGGATGGGTCATTCACAGCAATGGGTAAAGCCTTTGGGTGACCTAGATCACAGGACACACCGATTGGTCATATCGCCTAATCCAACCTTTTAGTGTTTAATTGCATTTACAAAAGCAATTGACCTGAAGGGGGTTAATGTGAGATTAGTACCTACAGACCTGGCAGCTTCTATTACCTGGTTTGTTTATGTTGATGGCAAAAAAGTTTTAAAACAAAGCTATGTTAAGTATTCATCAAACAAGTATGATGCCGTTTGTTCTTGTGGATATGAAACAGCTACAAATGGGTCAAATAGAGATGTGATTTATGGTCTTTTAAATCATCACAAAATCAATGTTCACAACTACATCTATGAACTGAATTGTGGATGTACAACAGATTTTAAAAGTAACACAAAACATAATGCTAGATGTAAGTCACAATTTACTAATAAGCAGTTGGTGTCAAATTGAACGCCTTAACTTATGCACAAAAGGGTTGGTTTGTAATGCCGTTAAAACCAAAGTCTAAAGAACCTGCTTCTTTTTTAAGACACGGTTATTTAGATGCTTCCCTAGATACAAAACAAATCAATAAATGGTTTAACAATCCCGATTTTAATATTGGTTTGGCAATTATTCAATCAAATTTAGTTGTTTTAGATTTTGATTTAAGAAATGCCAACAATAGGGTTAGTTGGGAATTGTATCGCCAAATATGTATCAAAAGTAATACTCATACAGTCAAAACAGATAATGGCTATCACTTTTATTATAAAGCTGATAAGTCACAACATTTTAAAGGCAAGTTGATACCCGGCATAGATATTAAGCATAAAGGCTATGTAGTTTTGCCACCATCAATTCACCCAAATGGATCTGTTTATACAGTAATTAACAACGTAGAACCGGTAAATCTGCCGGCTGAACTAGAAAAGGTAATGAATTGCAATTAGTTAAATATGACAAAGAATCAGGTGCTTACGTTGATGAAAAACGCAAGCATTTTGTAAAAGCTTCTCTAATCCGAAAACACGCCAAAAAATCAATTGGCGCAAAACAGGTTAGGGGAAGGCTGTCAGCCAAAATGGTTGAAGCATATTGGTTAGATAACTACAAGGAAGTGGTGAAATATGAGCTATGAAATATACGGTTGGCTAATGGTAATTTCTTTATTTACCTTAGTGGCTTTATTGATAGGCGTTACCTGGTTAGTTGCTTTGGAACGTGGCTATGACAAGGGTTTTAAAAGTGGCTACAAACGCGGTTCTATGGATGCAAAACAATCAAGATTGCATCAAGTAACAATTACAAATCATCCATCAAGACGTGAAAAACAATTGAAGGAAGATAATGAATATCTAATGGAAAAAGTAGTTAATTTATGGGATAGGGAAAACAAGTAATGAATATGAATGATTATGTAGATGTTGCTGAAAGGATCGCACAGCTCAAAGAGTTATATCCTGAAGCATCATTACAGCCGTACAACCCTAATAAGCCTTATGAGATTGTGCAGGTGGAAGGTAAAACCTATGTGGTTTACACAGCTGCCTGTTATCGCGATCCGCATGATGTAAGGCCAGGCGTTGCTTGTGCTTGGGAACAGATCCCGGGCAAAGGTATGACAGCCGGGTCTGAGCTGATGATATGTGAAACCAGTGCTTGGGGTAGGGCGATTGTTGCAGCAATGAAAACAGCCACAAAAAGGGTTGCATCTAAACAGGAAGTAATAGCTGCTAAAAACCGACAAAACTGGTCAGTAACACCAACAGAATCTCTAAATTCTGATTTGTTATCTAGGCCATCTGACCCAGTGCCAGCTGATAAAAATATCTATGGTCAACCTGGCAGTAAGTCGGCATTGATGGAAAGAATCATGCGACATCAGTTTGTTGAAGAAAAAAAGTATGATGAAAACCCAGCACCCATGAGTGTTGAACAAGTAGTTGATGTATTGGCTACTGATGTACCAGCAGTGCAATATTGCCAACACGGTGAAATGGTTTTGCGAACCGGAATCAGCAAGGGTGGAAAACCATACTATGGTTACACCTGCTCAAAGGGTTGTGAAGCTAAGTGGGCAACCATGAGTAAAGAATCTGGCAAGTGGTATTACCCGGTGACTACTAATGGGTGATATGGAAATGATTGACAAATATGGTGTCAGGGCAACGTTTACAGAAAATGGGGTTGATTTAGATTTAGTGCCATTTTCTGAATGTTGTGAAATGTGTAATGATCCAAGAATGATGAATGTCAATGGTGTAAAAAAATGTGTAGTTTGTCATTCTGTTCATTCGATCGGGTATGAAGTCAATGAATAATTTTGATTATCGAACATCAATTATTAAGGGTCAGGAATACAATAAATACGTAGCCGGATTGCTGCAAAGCTTTGGCGTACCGGAAGTTACAGTACCCCCGTTTTTAGATTGGGCAAACAATCCTATGGAACAGCTAGAGATAACTAAAAATGAAAAAGATCTATTGGTTGATGATTTAGTCATTGAAGTTAAATCTAGAAACGTCAAATTCCAGGATATGGATGATTTTAGATATGCCACGGTTATGGTAGATACGGTTTATGGTTGGCAGCAAAAGACAATTAAGCCGTTTGCCTATATAATAGTGAGCCAAATCACAGGGGGTTTGTTTGTGATACCTGGATCATCCCAGCCTGATTGGATAATTGAAGAATACTATGACCCAGCTAGGGATATTACAGATAAATTCTATTTAACTACAAAAAAGCATTGCAGGCCATTTTTAGAGCTTGTAGATGTACTACTGGAAAGAGCAAATGAACGAACCAATCAGATGCAATAAATGTGGATCTTGGATAATTAGGGGTGAAGCTTGTTTGACCTGCCAAATCCTAGATAGGTCAAAACACGCCCTATTTCATTAAATCTTCCAGATGGGAGTTTATATATGTTATCTTTACGCCGGTTTGTGGGGGCTTACACTGAAGGTCGGTTATACCGGTTACAGCACTCTCCTAACCCTAAAAAAATTTTTTTTGGGGGGTGGGGGGGCTTTGCTAAAAATCAGGTTACCCGGTTACGGGTAACAAAAATATTTATAATAATATTATTTATAATAATTAATATACAACCAACAAATGCTTATGATAATTACAAACCAACACATTATAAGCAATACATATTAATGACATTAAATAACTTAGATCAAACTTATTGCCTAATAGATCTATACACCAAAGAAAACAGTCAATGGAATCCTAAAGCCAGAAATGGGTCGCACTATGGGATACCACAAGGTAGATCCAAGTGGTTGGCTACTGTTGATGGAATACGTCAAATTGAATGGGGCAAAAAATATATAGGCAATCGCTATGGCTGGATAGATCAAGCTAATAATGTGCCGAATGCTTGTGCTGCCTGGGAACATTTTAAACGTAAGAATTGGCATTGATGATTTATTGCAAACACGTCTATGAAACCTTGAATAGTAGCTTGTGTCGATACTGTGGACTGCCTACCAATGAAGTAGATTGGGCGTATCAAAACAGCTTAAATCAACAATGGCACAAAGATAATCCAGATGCTGAATATGAAGGGTGGATGTCAATATGAAGGATACTGAAAAGATAACTATAGGCATCACATCACCTGGATATGTGGTAACCGACTTTATGACTAGCATTCTGGATGTAGCTAGATCACAAAAGCAATTAGGTCAATTTATAAGCTTACAAGGATCAGGTGTTATTAGTAGATTACGCAATCAGGTGGTTGCTACATTCTTGAACAAAACTACAGATGATTGGCTATTGCAGATAGACACAGATCAAAGATTCACAATCAATGATTTCAAGAAGTTGGTAGCGGCAGCTGATAAAGACCAAAGGCCTATTGTGTCTGGAGTAGTACACGGTGGGTGGGAAGTGGGAGAACCATATTTAGAACCAGTACCTTGCATCTTTAAATTAGGCAGCGATAATGGTTTATATGCAGTACACGATTATGAAGAGGATACAATTATAGAGATTGATGCAGCCGGAACAGGGGCTATCCTGATACATAGATCCGTCTTTGAACGGTTTGTAAAAGAAGCCGATCAAACACACCAGGGTGACAAATGGTGCTTCTATCAGGATATGCCTTTGCATCACGAATGGGTCGGTGAGGATCTACTCTTCTGCATTAGGGCTAGAAGCTTTGGCTATAAGATGTATGCCCATACAGGTGTGCAGATGGAACATCAACGTAAGATGTGGATAGGCGCAAGACAACATAAAGACTTTGCCCGGTTCAGACGTGCAA